TCAGGTAAAGAAGCACCACAACACCGACGGCGGCAAGATAGAAGTAATATCGCCAACGCTTGGGGTCGGGCGCGGGTTGTTCGACACGTTGGTTGTTTTCTTCGGCGACCGAAACATTTGCATTGCATTTGGATTCCTCTTGCTTCTCGGATTCCTTGCTTTCACCTTTGGTTTCATTGTCGGATTCAATAACGGTTTGCCGAATAGACTTGATGTTGCCGGACACCTGACCGAAGCCGGAAATATTAACGGTTGCGGCGGGTGCTTGTGTCGGGGCGGG